CAGCGGGTAGCCGTTGTCGGCAGCGACTCCATGACTGCCAACGTAGATGACTTCGGTGTTTGCGGTCGCCGCCCGGACCCGGACGCCCCGGAGCGCGGCCAATGCGAAATCAGAGGCGACAAGCTGGTGCGGCAACGCATCGGCCGCGCCGTGCCCGACTGCGAAAACACTCAAAGATGATTTGTATAAATCCATTTTGATTTCCCTCTTTAGACCGGATTTGGCCTCGCACATTCGCCGGGATACTTGACGGCGAATTTGCCCCATTAGCGCTAATTGAAAGGCTTGCGCTGCGGCCAGTCCTTCTGTTTTGCCTGGAAGAAGTTTCCGCCGCCCGGACCATCCGAATCCTTGATCTTCCTGCCGAGCTTCTTCCCCCTGCCTCGGGTCCGGGGCGTGGCGTCCGGCTGGAGATCGGCGTTTCTGCTGTCCGCCTTCTCCAAAGCTCCCGCATCAAGGTCGCCGGACAAGTCGGGGACGCCCCTCGCTGCCGGATCGCTCACCGGCGGCTCGCCCTTGGCGACCGCATCGGTACTCTTCGAGCCAGTTCCGGCATCCACGCCGGCCGGCACAGCGCCGGCGGCCAGAATGCCCTGCGATGCCGCGATTGCCTTCATTCGCTTGATGTGTGCCCGCTGCGCTTTGGCGGCGGTGCCCGGATTACAGCCCAGAGCGACGGAGCCCGTCTCAGGATCGATCAGGCCCTTCTCGACGCCCGCGAGGATCGTGTTGGGGTCCGAAGTGGTGCAGGCTGCGGCGTCGATCTCGTCGTTGATCTGACAGATGACCGGCGTCGAGACTTTCCCGCCCAAAAGCGATTGCACGATTGACTTGGCGATCTCTCGCTTCACGGTCTGCCCAGGGACCGTATTCATCAGTTTCGAGAGCTTCGTCGATTCGTCGATCCGGTCCTCGTCCGTTTTCAGACTGTACCGATCGGGATACTTGATATTGGCGACCTGCCGCCCTGCCACGTCAATGCTCTCGTAAGCCGCCCAATACTCCGAGATCAGCCGCTCGCCGTTCTCCAGCACCAGCCCGATGTACGACAGTCCCGCTTCGAGCCCCTGGTTGTCCAGCGCCTTCGACTCTGCGGACGCGCGGGTCGCCAATGTCTGCACCGCCAGATTGACGAGAGTCCGAATGTCGTCCTTCAACTGATTCTGAAGTTCCATCGACACCCGCAGCGGCTCGGCCGATGGATTGATGAAGGCGGGCGGATTCGCCTCCATCGGATAAATGATGCCGCTGTTTGGAGCAACGCCCAAACTGCGGACCCCGGAGGGCTGGCCGCCGGCCGCCGCCGTGGCTCGCTCGTTGTCAGCCTGCTTGAGGTACGATCCCGCAGCGCGAGTGTCCTCTTGCTTGACGATGAAGGGGAAATTGCTCTTCATCGCGTAACCAACATCGCTGCTGCCCAGGTTCAGCAACGCGCACTGATGATCGCAAACGTCCTTCACGATGCTGTCGCCAATGTCCAACAGCACGAAGGGAATCCGGGTCATCTCCAATTCGATCGGCTTGTCGCTCGGCGTGCCGTCCGGGTCGATCGTCACGCCGTTGGACGTGTAGAACTGCAACCGGACTTTGCCGCTGTCCTTGTCAAGCCACAACCGCCGATAGCGAACGACCTCATTGATCGGCAGCCCGGATGGGAAATCGTATTGCTGTACGATGTCCCGCAGCAAAACAGCCTGAAACTCGGACGGCTGGCTCGGCTTGTTGCAGGTGTAGTTGAGGATGTCTTCGAGCGGATAGCAATACAGGTACGGCGTCACGTTGACGGTCTCCGCCAGCGTATTGCCGACGTTCGCCTGGTTGTCCACGAAGACCCCGACCTTGCCCATCACGAGCAACTCGGTCAGCACCTTCAAGCCCAGGAAGCTGTTCATCGTGCAACCGCGATGATCCACGCCGCCGTTCAAGCCTGAAACGGATTCTTGGTATGCCGGACTGCCGCCCTTCCGCACGATGTCCCGCATTCGCTGGAAGATCGAGTTGCGAATCTCGTTGACCGCCGCCTTGACGAAGTTCGGGATCGGCGTGATCCGCCGGCGGAACAAGAACTCCTCCTCGCTCTCGCGGAGATTGTATCGCTCCAGGAACCGAGCCTTGTAGAGCGGACCGCCGCCGTAGGTGTAGCGCCAGATCACCCAGTTGTTGATGGCGGACATATAGCCCGGCATCCTGGCGTTTGTGATCTGGAATGGCGCAGAACCGTTCATAGCACATTTCCCATCGGTCTCGACACACTCAACGGAGCGAACTGCAAAGCGATCTCAGCGTAGGTCAGGGCGTGGGCAAAGTGATCCGGTCCCGTGTTGACGTACCGCGCCTTGACGGATTGCTCTTTGTCCTTGGTCTTTTCACGTTCGTAGGTCCGGGTGAGATTCTTGACGTGAGATCGAAACTCCTCAGAGATGTCTCGCGGCAGAATGATCCGCTTCGTCTTGAATCGCGCCAGGGCGGCGTCCAGCCAGTAGGTCCGATCCACAGTCAGCATCGGGGCTCCCGTTTCCTTCCCCGTCTCGCTGACTTCCTTTCCCTCTTTCCCCTCCCGGTAACGACACGTTGCAGCATGTCCCTCGAACTTCCGGCAAAAGCCCCTCGCTAGATTCAGTTCAGGATCGGCGTCCATGACGGCATAGAGCACCTGCCACTCTGCCATCAACTCCCCGAATCTCGTCCACACGTCCTGGTCGGAAAACTTTCCGTACCAGAGCACTTTGCAGTCGTAGGCCGACGCCAAATCCTTGCTTGATCCCCTGCCGGTCGGCAGCCATTCGCACACGATGCAGTATGCCGAGAGCCCTTGATCCAGTCCCGCCGTGATAAGTTTCTCATTGCCGAATCTGGGTCGCCTGCCATCCGTAGTGTAATCCCGGACGGCTTCGTCGAGCATCCCGTCCACGACTTTTGCGCCCGCCCCGATGTACGGCAGACCCAGCTTGCTGTTGTGGAATTCCTTCGCCGCGAACTCGTCTCCAAACCCTCGAAAGTGGGCGACGACCAACTCGCCCGGCGATACCGTGAAGCTGTACAGTTGACTGATCTGAAAACCGCGAATCTCCCGATTTCCGTTGGGAGCAGTCGTCTGCCAACTGCCCTCTGACAGAAATCGCGGCTTGTCTTCCTGATTCAGCTTCGCCCCGCACTCCTTACACTTCAGATAGGACTCTTTGCAGCGCGGGTCCGCCGCATGGTCGCCGACGATCACCACGCACTCCGGCCAAGTCAACTCCGTCCGCCTGCCACAGCTTGGGCATCGAAAGAAGAAATGTTCCTGAGTTGATCCGAGATAGAGCTTGTGAATTCCAAAGTCGGGGATGGTCGGCGTGCTGATTCCCCAGACGTGCTTCGTTTTCTGTCCCGACAGTCTTTCGAGGGCCAGCCAAATCTGCCGTAGCTCCATTTCGTCGAGTTCATCCAAAATCAGTTCCGAAACAGGGACCGATTTCAGACCGCCCCGACCGCGCGAGCCCCGTATGTAAAGCGTGCTCGCCCCCGCACGCTTGATGTTGACCGCATTCGTCTCCGTGAAGATCGACCTGAGATACTCGCTGTTCTCCAGCGCCGCTCCGAACCTGGCTTTGCTGAAATCACTGGCGGCGGTCGTCGTCGGCAGGACGTACAGCACGTCCCGCTTCAGTTTGTCGAGCGTGTACAAGGCCCGGTTGATCGCCGCCTCCGTCACCCCCAGTTGCGCGCCCTTCATGGCGTAAGTGCATGGAGCCCATGAGTCGTGCAACTCTTTTACCCAGGGGTGATGCTTCCAGGAGTACGGACCCGGAAACGGTTCGCCCATGACCCGCCGGTGCTCCGACCAGCGGGAGCAGCTTGTCAACGTCCTGGACGCCAGACCGTTGGCGATCGCATTTACGAAGTCCAACTGGAGATTCGACATCGGTCATTGGATCACTGTTGGGCTGGTGCCACGGGTGCCGGCTGGCTCGGAACCGCCGATGCCGGAGCCGCCGATGCCGGAGCCGATTGGCTCTTGATCCGCGTGTAAACGTCCTCCAAGTCTTTGAGGATCGCGGCGTTGCCTTCCTTGACCATCGCAGCCACCTCCTGGATGCGATCCAGCGAATCCTTCACGTCCTGGACCATCTGCAAGCCGGTCGCCTTCAAATCGGCCGCCAT